CAATCAAAAGGGTGAACTCTACCTTGGTCACATCCAGATGAGGTACACCCAGGTACTTGTGGTTGGACGGTCCATATAAGTTCTTTACAAGGATGGTTAAATCTTAATTCTACATTAACACATGCTTCTTCCGAATCAACAGAAGTTATATTATTAAATTGTAATTGTTCAATTAAATATTCATGTGAGATTTGTGCAAAACGTTTTCTTTCATCGGTATCTAGAAAAATATAATCACAAAATAAACAGATTTGTTGAATTTTAGGAAATGAATTGTTATTAAACCCTGATTGAGCACTACTTTCTAAAATAACATTAATTTTAACTTCATGGTATTGTAAAGCAATTAAGGGAAGAGCTAAACCAGGGTTTCTATTAAACCAAAATTGAAGAGGTATGTATAATTTTCTAGAATTATTTACACTACTACAATCAGAATTTGTAATATTACCATCAATTAATCGCCTATGCTTACTTAATTGTTCACAAGACATAGTTAATTGAGACCATAATTCTAACCATTCACCATAATGAGTATCAATGCATTGACCACCAATTTCTATAGAAACTTCTTTAATCATGGCATGTCCCAAACGAGTTGCAAAATTACAATCATTCGATAATTCCCCCCCTTTCGCATGTTTATTATTGACGGCATTACTACCAGTCTGCTCATCAACATTAATATCTATTTCTAAATACATTTTATGTAAAAGATCACCATTTCTATCAATTATACACGAAATTTTTCGTCCAAAATCAACAGAACCTGTAAATGTTTGTTCAATTGCTTCCACCGCAAAATTTGTGTGTCTTCTATAGACAACTTTAAAAAATGTAATTTGTGGATTTCCAGTTAAATAAATATCTTGAGCACCATAGGCAACTAATTGCATTAAACCACCACCCATTTTATAATTATAATATATAGTGAGATTTTTTTTTTAATTTTTAAACAAAAAACTAAAAAAAACATTCATAAAATTAAATATTCTTAATTAGAATACGCTAAACCACCCATACCACTCATTATTCTTAAGACATTGTAATTTGTCGCATATACTTTAACTAATTTACCTATACCTCCACTGTCAGATTCATTTAATTCTAAAGTTAATACCGCATTATCAATTCTAGAAAAGTTACATGTCCCAGAAGGTTGGTGTTCTTCTGGTTTAAGAGCAAAAGAATAGCAATAAAACATACCTTTTTGTTTATTATCAGATTGACCATTATCAAATAACCCAGTATGATGTTGAAAAGGTTGTACAGTTCTAAAGTAACTAGAATCTCTTTCTCTGAATCTATCATGACCATTTAGTTGAATAACAGCACTGCGTAAAGCATCTCTATGTGATAGGTTACCATCTAAGTTAAAATTAAAGGGTTGATTACCTCCATCTTTATTACAAGATAAATCTGATCTTTGAACACTCCATACAACTTCTTTACAAGGATGGTTAAATCTAAGATCAATATTACCAACAGTTTCAGATACTTGATAAGAAGATTTACCATTGTATTGAACTTGATGAATTAAATATTCATGAGATACTTGAGCAAATCTACGTCTTTCATCCGTATCTAAAAAGATGTAATCACAAAATAAACAAATATTTTCAATCTCAGCATTTGCTGAACTTGCTGAACTTGATTTAGCATCTAAACAATATGCTGGATTAAACATCACATTAAGTTTAACTTCATGATATTGTAAAGCAATTAAAGGAAGAGCTAAACCAGGATTGGTATTAAACCAAAATTGTAGAGGCACATATAATTTAAGAGACTGGACAGCGGCAGCATTTCTACTAAGAGAATTTTTATTTTGTGGATTTGTAACAGGTAATGCGTCCGATGGAATTTTAGGAGAATTAGTAGTCCAAGCACCTCCAACTAATCTGTTTAATTTGTGAAATTCATCACAATTAGAAGTTAATTGAGCCCATAAATCCATCCAATCACCATATTGTTTATCTATACATTGACCTCCTATTTCTATTTCAACATAATCAATCATCGCATGTCCAGGTCTATCAACTAATGTACTAGAATTGGTAATATCTTCTGTATAACATAAGTCAACTTCTAAATACATTCTACCAATTAAATCACCATTTCTAGCAATAGTACAACTTGTTTTTTTCCCTAATTGAACATTACCCATAAATACTTGTTCAATTGCCTCCATCGCAAAATTTGTGTGTCTTCTATAAACTACTTTAAAAAATGTAATTTGTGGATTACCAGTTAAATAAACATCTTGAGCACCATAGGCAACTAATTGCATTAAACCACCACCCATTTTATAATTATAATATATAGTGAGATTTTTTTTTTAATTTTAAAACTAAATTTATGAATTTAGAATATTTATAAATCCATCTTTTATACGAATTATATTTAATCTTTTTTGAAAAATAAATAAATTTCGATCGTATGTAAATGGTATTAACTCTAAATTTAAATTAATTGTATTAAATTTATCAGTAGATAAAAAACCAGAAGGTTTTATTTTATTGGGTTGTAATGAAAAAGAATAATTATAAATACAATTATAATTTCCATGTTTTTCTATAGGGTCTAAATTTTTATCTATATCTTTAGAAGAATCATGATACTGAAAACGTTGAACTTTTCTATAGTAAGAAGCATTTAATTTTTGATTAATTGGTTTTCCATTTAAAGAAATATTAGAACGAATTGTATGATCTTTATAGTTTACGTTTGAATTACCATTAAATCCTGGCCAAAAATTAAAATAATCAGTTGGCATGTATACACAATGTTCGAAACATTTACCCGTGAAAATCCATATAATTTCATTTACATAATTATATTGTTCTAAAGTAATTTTTAATTTATTTTTACTATTTGTTGGAATATCTATAATACCATTAAATTCTATTTGTTCTATAACATATTCTAAAGACCTATCTTGAAAAGACTTTTTTTCATCCATATCTAATTCTACTATATCTGATATTAATTGTATACTTCTAATTATATAGTTACGACTATCTAGATTATATGATATTTCACTAAAATTTCTTAATTTTAGTCTTACAAATAATCGTTCATTTTGTATTGCCCATAATGGTAATGCTAATCCAGGACTTTGAGAAAACCAAAATGGGATATTTAACATTAATTTATATTGTTGTGGGCAATGATTTATTAAATTTTGATTCGATGAGGCATACGCATGTGTAGGTATATTTAATTTATTAGTTGGGTCATTTAACTGATTCCATAAATACATCCAATGACCTGTTAATTTTTGTAATATTTTATTATCGGATACAATTTCTATATATTCGATTAGAGAATATAATGTTTCTGGGACTATATCGGAATGTTCCCAATCACCTTCTAACACAAATTCAACTTTAATATTTAATAATAAATCACTTGGTTTTTCTATATCAAAAATAACTAATTCTCCAAATGAATAGGTAATATTATCAGATTGTTGTGAAGTTGGATAAATAAAATGTTCTATTTTTGAAAAATTTGTATATGTTAGATGACTATCTTTTAAAAAAGTAGTATTTGGGTTTATATTAATATATTCATCTTGTGGTCCTATAGCATTTAATAAAATATTTCTACTTGACATTATACTAATACTATTATATTAGTAGAAATATTTTATTAAATTAATTATAACTATGGTTTAGTTACTAAATGCTAATCCAGCATGTCCAGACATAATTCTTAATATATTATAATTGACCGCATATACCTTTAGCATTTTTTGTTTTAGAGTTCCAGTGGTACAATCTGTTGTAATATTATTAGATTCTATAACATTTGAATTACGGCGTATTCTTAAACGTAATTCAGCTTTATCTAATTTAGAAAAATTTAAACTACCAGAAGGTTGGTATTCTATTGGTTTTAACCCAAATGAATAACAATATATTCCACTACCTTTATTATAACTAACATCTATAGATTCCATTGAGTTTGGGGTTGTTGTATTTGTGAATGATTCTAAATCATAATAACTATTATTTTCAAAATATTGATACTTTTGAACACTATTAAAATAATTCGCTTCTATAGGATTAAATATTTCTTGTCCATTTACAGCAATGGTTGCATCTATTAGTTGATTGACGCGGTTATCCCAATCTAAGTTAAACCAATAATTAAATATATTATTTCCAACATTCTTTCTAGATTTATGATTAGAATCATATATATAAGGTTCATTTTTTACATTTAAATTGGAAGAATCATCCTGTATTGTCCAAAATAATAATTTTATAGGATGATTAAATGGTAACTCAAATTTTTGTTGATATTTAGAATATTCTATATCTCCTACATTTTCAACCCCATCGCAATTGCAGTTCAAGGTTTCCCTCTCCATACATGAACATGCACATGAGCATGAGATATTTCCTTGTGTTTTAGAAGGATATTTATCTGTTCTTAGAGGTATATTAATATTATTACAGTATTGTAATTGTTCTATAAGATATTCATGATTATTTTGAGCAAATAAATTTTTTTCTTCTTTATCTAAATGAATATATTCCACTAATAATTGTACATTATTTATTTTAAATTTACCTATATCATTATCATTCGAAATTTTATCTTTATTATTAAATTTTAAATTAATCTTTATGTCGCTATATTGTAATGCTAATAAGGGTAATGCCAAACCAGGATTACGGTTAAACCAAAATAATAAAGGAATATAAATGAGACCATCTCTTAATGCTGGTTTTATTGTATTGGGGTTTATATTATTATGTAAATGTATCATATCACATAAAATATTTTGTTCAGCACCTTTCATTGTTTCGTTATATATATGCATCCAATCACCTGTATACTTATCTATAATTTGGTCACCTATCTGAATTTGAACATAATCTATTAATCCTTGAGCATCTACTAAAAGTTTTTTTTTAACCTCTTCTATTTCAGAACTACTATTACACCATTGTGTATCTATTACAATATACATTCTATGTAATAAATCTCCATTTTTTGGTATATTTGCATATAGTTTTTTACCTAGATTAGAAGAAGCACCATATCCCATGCTCGTTTCTCCAACAAATTGTACAAATTGAGTTTCTAATGCAAAATTAGTATGTCTTTTATAAATTGCTTTAAAATAAGTAAACTGAGGATTTCCTACTAAATATTTATCTTGCTCACTCGTAACTGTTAATTGAAAATATCCTATTCCCATTACTATTATAATAAAATATTATATTTTATATAATAATACTTAATGAGAAGAACACTTAAAAATATTATAAATATTATAAAATATAATCATATAGTATATAAATGAATATCAATTTAAATTGTGATAGATTATCTAAAAGTAATTATAATCGTCCCGAAAAAACAATGACAGATTCATTACAAACCAACAGTAAAATGAAAGAAAAATTAATCAATTATGAAAGAGTTGATGACATTGACGATGTCGTTATTAATACACATATTAGATATGTAACATTAAAAGATGGCGTACAACGATTTTGTTTAGGTGGATTTTTAGTAAGAAAACATTCTAAATATGTAGTTTTGTCTAATGGTAAATTAAGTTGGAGTGTTCAAAGATACCATTGGATTCAGGGTGGTGGAGGTAAAAATACGCAACAGGAACCGGATTTTGAAACTATATTTTTTCGTATTTTATCT